GCGGATGGATCCCGGTTTCCTCGCCGGTATCTCCATCATTGACGACAGCGGTAACCAAGGTGATGTCGAAGTGGTCATGCCCGAGGGTTGCGAGGAGCTGCCCGAAGGCGCTTCCGGTTCGGAAGTGGCACGTTGCATGACCGCTGAGAAGGTCATCTACCACTCCGGGCGCATTCGCTCCGCAGACCTGGTGAGCATTCCCGCTTTCGTTGAGGCGCGCGTCTATCTTGACGATGGCACCGACGTTCCCGAAGGTGACGGCACGATTCCTGTTGCGGAAGATGCACTTACAGCTTCGGCGTACACGATCACGATTCCCGACCTCCCCCCGGCTGACTGGTTCGAAGAGCCGACCGAGGTTCCAGAGATCGGAGCCATCACGGTCACGGATGAGGGTAGGTTCTTCGGATACCTCGCGCCCAAGCAGGTTGCTCACCGTGGCTTCCGCGACAAGCGGGTCACGGTGCCCACGGGCAACGTCGACTACGGCATTTGGATGAACCGCGCCACGATGGTTGACGACGGGAACGGCGGATACGCCAAGATCGCTACAGGTCCTATCACGATGGACTGCGGTCATGCACCTGTGGGCCCGAAGGGTTCGGCTCGACGGGAGCACTACGACAACGCGTGTTCGGTGGTCGCTACCGCTCGGGTCGGGGAGAACGCGCGAGGCGTATGGATTTCCGGTGCATTGATCCCCGGCGTCGATGCCAGCCAGGTTGCGCGCATGATGGCCTGCCAACTTTCCGGCGACTGGGGTCCGCACCGCGAGAAGCCGGGTAAGCGCGAGCTTGCCGCTGCGCTGCTGGTTCCGGTGCCGGGTTTCCCGACGCGTAGCCGATCGTTCACGATTAAGGGAGGCGAGCTTGCGCGCACGGTGACGCCGATCCGCTTCGGCACCCACGCGGGCGTGACGGAGCCCGTGGGGATGAGAGCTGCGGTCGAAAGGATCGCTGCTCAGGTGGGCCGTGACCCCGAGTCGAGAATGCGCGAGTTCGCCTTGAGCCTGCGCAAAACGCTGAGAGGTGATGAGTAATGGGCTGCAACTGCGGCAAGAAGAAAGGCGGCGTGTCGGTGTTCTCTACCGAGGAGCAGGCGCGTATCGCCAAGTCGCGAAACGTAACGGTGAAGACTTCGGCCGGTTCCTCCAACGGGTCGAAGCTCAAGAGCACGACGCCGGAAGGCTAATAGCACACGATTCTAAGGTGATTTCTCAATTTCGCCTATGAATCGTGTGTAGAATCCGGGTATTCACTTCAATACACAGAGGGAACGCGATGTCAAAGGACAAAGAGGCGGGGCAGACCCTGCCGGACGGGGGCGACGAGCTTACCGCCGCATTGGCGGGTAAGTCCGAAGCCGAACTGTCCACGATGCGTGATGAACTGGTCGCGGCGTTTGACGCCATCTACCAGGACGGCAAGGCGGACATCGACGCTGACGGCTTCGCGAAGCTGGAGGTGATCAAGACGCAGATCCTTGCCGTGAACACCACGGCCGAAGAGGTCGCGACTACGCGCAAGGCGAACGCCGAGCGAGCCGCCGCGCTCCGGGCTGCGATCAACCCCGTGAAGGTCGAAGCCACCGAAGACGATGAAGGCGGCGACGAAGCCGGGGGCGACGCTCCCGAGGTTTCGTTCACCAAAGAGCACGAGCTGGTCTCTGCGGGCATCGATGAGAAGGTGCTCACCGCTTCCATTGCCACGGCCATCGGCGAGACCATGAAGGCGTTCGCTGGCGACTACCTCAAGCCCGCAACGGACCTGAACCAGCGTGTCCGGCTCGGCACCATTCAGCAGTACGCGCCTGACGCCAAGGTGCACGAGGCGCGTTCCGAAGCAGTGATCGTGGCGTCTGCCGACATCCCCGGTTTCGCCCAGGGTGGCCGACTGGAGAACGTGACACAGCTCGGTGAAGCGATGCACCGCCGTGCGAAGATGCTCCCGATCGGCCGCACTGGCAATCCCGAAGCGGTCCCGGTCGCGAGCCTTGAGCGTGAGTTCACGTTCACGCTCTCGAAGAACTCCACTCCTGAGGACATGAACGAAGTCCTCAAGGCTGCGGCTGATGAGGATGTCCTCGTGGCCGCTGGCGGATGGTGTGCTCCCAGCGAGATCTCTTACGATTTCTTCAATGTCGTATGCGAAGACGGCATGATCGACCTGCCTACGGTTGGCCTCAACCGAGGCGGCGTCCAGTACCCGACTTCGCCGAGCTTCGGCGACCTCGCTTCCGATCCGGGCATCGTCTGGACCTGGACCGAGGCCGACGACATCGAAGCGGTTGACAGCTCGTCTGTCTTCAAACCGTGCGTACGCGTAGAATGTCCTACTTTCGTAGACCGCCGCGCCGACTGTGACGGTTTCTGTGTCACGGCTGGTAATCTGGTCGACTACGCATACCCGGAACTCATCGCGAACTGGCTGCGGCTCGTCATGGCGATCCGTGCGAAGGCCACGAATGCCCGCATCATCGACCTGATGTTGAACGGCGGCGGGTCCGGCGACGCGATCTCCGCCAGCATCGCGGTCGATCACAGCGGTCTGCTCGGTGCGACCACTTCGGCTCTGCTCAGCTCCATTGAGCTGTCGGCTGTCGACTACCGCGAGAAGTACTCGATGTGCTTCGACGCGATTCTCGAAGTCGTCATGCCCCGTTGGGCTCAGGCGGTCATTCGTGCGGACCTCGCGAACCGCGACGGCATCGACGTCTTCGGTGTCACGGACGGCATGATTGCCGACTGGTTCAACATCCGAGGCGTTCGCGTGCAGTTCGTGGGCGACTGGCAGGTTCGTTCGGGTACCGATCCGGGTGGTGCCACTCCGGCCACCGACTGGCCGCTCACGATGGACTACATGATCTATGCTCCGGGCACGTTCATCCGTGGCAACTCCATGTCGCTTGACCTGGGCGTTGTTCGTGACTCCGTGCTGAACAGCACCAACGACCACACCGCCGCTTGGGCTGAGGACTGCTACGCGCTGCTCAAGCCCGGTCACGAGTCGCGTGTCGTTACCGTCGACATCTGCGGTTCCGGCGAGATCGGCGCTCGCTCCATCGTGTGTGCCGGTTCCTAGCCAACCCCGAGAAAACGAGAGGAGGTGAGCGGCGATGAGTCGCGGAAGATTCCAAATCGACAGCACGTCATTGCCGTTCACTCCCTCTGCGTACGGGTTGCTGTCACCGGCAACGACCTCCCTGGAACTGGCTAACGCCAAATGGCGTATGGGTCTCCAGTGGCAGTCGTTCTGCCCAGCGGTAGCTGGTACGTACGGGGAGTGCGCGGTACCTGACGAAGTTCCCGCACCTAATCCCAAGGGCGAAACTTGGGAGTACATCACTCGTGGCGCAACTCCGGTCACGATCTACAGCCGCGCCGACTGTGCCCCTGTGGGCCAATGGGATGAACTCCCGGAACGCAACCGGCAGGCTTTGATCCGATCCGAGGAGCGCGAACTTGAGCGCATCTTCTGGACTGGCGGAGCGGAAGCGGGTGCCGGACAGACGAATGTCTGGCCGCATCTCGCAGCTAACGCGGAACTGGTCGACGGAGACGACACGTTGCAGATTCCTGCGACGCCCGTTTCCGACATCGCGCAGGAGATCGCTGTCGGGTTGGGGATGTTGGAAGCGGCCATGCGCCGCTGCTACTCCGGCGTCGCTACCATCCACATGCCGATTCGGCTGGCAGCGCTTGCTGTCGATGCGCATCTCATCGAACCGCGCAACGGTGTCATGTACACGACCACCGTTGGTTCCAAGGTGATCATCGGCGAGTATCCGGGAACTGGGCCGGACGGCACACTTCCGCCCGATGGGCAGACGTGGATGTATGCCACAGGCGAAGTGTTCTACCAGCGCGAACCCGCTCCGCACACGTTCCGTGCTGTCGAGTCTTTCGACCGCGATGTGAACACGCTTAGCATGATTGCTGAGCGAACCTATGTGTTCGGCTGGGATTGCTGCCTGTTCGCAGTCCTGATTCTGAATGGCGAAGACACCACACCGTAAGGAGGTATTGGTCTTGTCAGTATGTGCGAATCCCATTCGCGGCGAAATCGTCCGATTTACGCTGCTTGACCAGTGCGGGGTACCCGTTACGGGTGATGGCTCCGCTCAGGTCACGACTGACGCGTGGACGGAAATCACCGTCACGCCCAACTACGAAGACGGTACTCGTCTTCTCCAGCTCAAGGCGAACGGTGAACCGTGCGTCAACGAGCAAGGTCCTTCATTCCTGAACTGGATTGATGAGGTCACGAACCTGTGCACGCTCGACGTCGACCTCATCGCGCTGGTCTTCGGCGAAGATCCGATCGTGTCGAACGCGCAGGCGGACTTCGTCGGTGTCCAGTTCGGTACCGGTCTGCTGAACGCCCGATTCTCCAAAGAGATCTGGCAGCCGGTAGCAGGTGAAGACGCCTGCGACGCCGAAGGCAACCAGCGATGGATCTACTGGGCGTTCCCGCACGAGTACAACGCTCGTGTGCAGGAGTTGACGTTCACCAACGATGTGTTCACCTTCGGTTTCGCGAGCATGAGCAAGCCCGCGTCGCCGCTGTGGGACATCGGCGATCCGTGGCTTTCTGATTCACCTGTCAGCACGTGGGAACCGGGAAAGCACTTTGCTTTCGCTATCACCACGGTGCAGCCTCCCGAGCCCGCTTGCGGCGCTGTGGAGATCTTTAGCTGATAGGATCGGTGGGCAGATGTAGCCCATCGTGCCGGGGGAGTGCTTACCTAGTCACCGGGTTGCACTCCCCCATTCCCGTGTTGAAAGGATGACGATGCAAGACCAGACGATTCCGAAGAACTTCCATTTCATATGGTTCGGTAAACCGATGCCTGACCATCTCCGGCAGAACGTCATCGCATGGGCCGCGATGCACCCGGATTGGAAGATGAACCTGTGGACGGAAAGCAATCTGCCACATCTTCGGAACCAAGATCTGTTCGACAATGCGCATGATCTGGTTCCCGGTGACGCTGTGTATCAGTTCCGAGCGGACCTCGCGAGGTATGAACTGCTCTACGACATGGGCGGTTTCTATGCCGACGTTGACACGCGTCCGCTCAAGCGCATCGATGACGAGCTGACGGGGCACGACGTGTTCGCGGCGATGGAAGACCGTAACTGGGTTGGCAACACGTATTTGGGTTCGATTCCCGGCCATCTGATAATGCGTGAGATCGTCGGAGCCATCCCCGGAAACGTCAAGCGTCACCTAGGGCACCGTCCGAATGTGCTCACTGGGCCCAAATTCCTGACGCCCATTTGGAAGCGTCGCGGGGGGTATACTGCACGTAGTGAACGGTTCTTCCCCTACCTCTATTCGGAGGTGCGTAATGGGAAGGTGCCTACGCAGTTCGGGCCGGAAGTGGTGGCTGTACACGAATGGTTTCACACCGAAAGCGTTATGCAACGACGAAAGGGCCGACGTGCTCACACTCGATGAACTAGCCGAACTTGACGGATTGATCGGTCGTGATGTCGGTGAACTGCTGTACGATTACGCGACTGCGGTCCCCAGTGATCAGGCAATCGTTGAACTCGGGTCGTACCGAGGAAAGTCGACCTGCTACCTCGCGACGGGTGCGGCGGAGAGCAATCGCCCGCGCGTGTACGCCATTGACGCGTGGAGCGAAGAGGTTTCGGCTTGGCGCAAGGCTGTACTGAGCGAGCTGCCGAGCCCTCTGTTCGATGACTTCTTGGCGCAGATCTCTAAGGCCGACGTGGAAGAGATCGTCACCCCGATCCGATCGCTTACCGCGCTCGCGGCTGAGGGGTACACGGGTGAGCCCGTGGCACTCCTCTACATCGACGGGGACCACCACCAAGAGGCAGCACTCGCGGATTTCCGCGCATGGCGCAGGCACCTCACCGATGACGCGGTCATCATCTTCGATGACTACGGCGTCACGAAGAACATCGGTGTCACTGAGGCGGTGACCATTCTCCGAAAGTCCGGTGAGTTCGCAGACCCCGTTCCGATGGCTAACGGCAGGCTGGCTGTCGGCAAGCCTGGCGCGGTTATCGGCGCGCGTGTTCCGGGGGTCGAGAAATGAGTGCCCCTGCGTACACCCCAGCCGGGTACTGGAATCGGCGCTACCGCGACGGGCGCAGCTCGGGAGCGGGCTCCGAAGGCGCTGAGGGTGCCTACAAAGCGGCTTACATCTCCAAATTCATTGCAGACCACGGGGTGCAAACCGTGGTCGACTGGGGTTGCGGTGACGGCCAGGTTCTGGAGCTCATCAAGTTCCCGAAGGGCACCAGCTATACAGGCGTTGATGTCTCGCAGACGATCGTGGAGCGTATGCGCGTGAAGTTCCCGCAGCATCGGTTCATCGGACCGAACGCGGCGCACAACTACGAAGACGCTTACCGGATGTCCATGAGCATGGATGTCCTGTTCCATCTCCCCGATGACCGCGACTACTTCGAGTACCTTGATCGTCTGTT